TCACTAATCTAGTATCTGCCAAACTGGACAGGTTCAAAGTAAAGACACACAATCCATATTTGGCTAACTGTAGATGTCCAATCTGTGGTGACAGTCAAAAGAATAAGTTGAAAGCACGTGGCTTCTTCTTTCAGAAGCAGGACAATCTTATTTATAAGTGCCATAACTGTGGTGCCGGCAGGAATATAGGATCATTCCTCAAGGATATAGATCCAGTCCTCTATAAAGAGTATATTGCAGAATCATACTTTGATAAAGATAAACCTAAAGAAGATTTAGCAGTCATCAAGACTCCCAGCTTCATGAAGACTGGTTCTCCACTACTGAAGATCAAGAAGATCTCTCAACTTTCATTCGATCATCCAGCAAAACAGTACGTCATCGATCGTGGTATTCCTAATGAGTACCATGCAAAGCTGTTCTATTGTTCTAAGTTTGCTGCGTGGACCAATACGATGATACCTAGGAAGTTGAAGACTGATGGTGATACACCTAGACTGATCATCCCGTTCATCGATAAGGATGGGCAGATGTTTGGCTATCAGGGTAGAAGCTTTGATAAGGCATCTAAGCTCAGGTACATCACCATCATGTTAGAAGATCGACCTAAGATCTTTGGTATGGATACTGTCAATCTCAATAAGACACACTATATAGTCGAAGGACCTATCGACTCTATGTTCATTCCTAATGCCATCGCCATGGCCGGCGCGGATCTAGATAGGAACATCATCAATGAACACTCCGTATTCGTCTATGATAATGAACCTAGAAATCCTGAGATCATCAGGAGGATGAAGAAGGTCGTCGATGCAGGCCACAAGATCGTAATCTGGCCACTCGATTTAAAATATAAAGATGTCAATGATATGATTCTAGGAAATATAAATAGAAAGGCAGTAATTGACATGATCGTAGATAACACTTATAGTGGTCTTACGGCATTAGTCAAACTGAACGGTTGGAAAAAGATCTAGGAGATACTAATGGCAGGACCCACATCGAGAGATGAGTTTAAAGCATACTGCTTACGCAGACTAGGTGCTCCTGTAATTGAAATTAACGTTGACGATGATCAAGTCGAAGATCGTATCGATGATTCACTGAAGTACTATTGGGACTATCACTTTGATGGTACCGAGAAGCAGTACTACAAATACGGTCCAGTAACTCAGACCGATAAAGATAATAAGTACATCACGATGCCTCAGAACATCATCGGTGCCGTAAGAATCTTCCCTATCGGTCAAGCTCTATCCACCAATAATCTATTCAATATCCGATACCAGATCGCCCTGAACGACCTCTATGATCTGACTTCTACGACCATGGTACCGTACTATATGGCCATGCAGCATATCCAGTTCCTAGAGCAATTGCTCGTGGGTGAACAGCCTATCAGATATAACCGTAACATGAATCGGCTATACATCGATATGGATTGGAATAAAGTTAATATTGGTGAGTATATTGTAGTTGAAGCTTATATGATCGTAGACCCTGCAGTATATTCTGACGTATGGAATGATCGCTGGCTACAAAGATATGCTACTGCTATGATCAAACAGCAGTGGGGATCTAACCTAACCAAGTATCGTGGGGTATCACTACCTGGTGGTATGCAGTTCAATGCTGAAGTCATCTATATGGATGCAGTAAAAGAGATTGAGAAACTAGAGAATGAGATGATCTCGAGCTACAGCTTGCCCGTCACGGATATGATCGGATAAGACATGGCAACGACAAACTTCTTCTTTAATAATCAGCACTTTGCAGGTGAACAAAAACTGCTCAATGATCTGTCTGTTGAGATGATCAAGATCCACGGTGTTGATGTGCTGTACATGTTGCGTACGACACCTAACATTGATCGACTATTCCTAGAAGATCCTACATCTGAATTTGATAATGCCGTCGAGATGGAGATGTACATCAAGAACTTCCAGGGTTGGCAGGGTGCAGGCGACTTGATGTCCAAGTTCGGTATCTCCATGGCCGATCAGATCACATTCTGTGTATCTAGAACTAGATTTGCTGATGATATCGGTACACCGTTCAATATCATCCGTCCTAGAGAAGGGGATTTAATCTACTTCCCTATCCCTAAGGCTATATTTGAAGTCAAGTTCGTAGAGCACGAAGCAGTATTCTACCAGACTGGTGCACTACAAGTCTTTGAACTTAAGTGTGAACGCTTCAACTACTCTGATGAGAAGATCAGCGTCGGTATCGCTGAGATCGATAGCATAGAGGATAAGTATACCTATGCAGTAGATCCTGAACTATTAGAGACAGAGGCAGAACAATTGTTAGAGACTGAAACAGATGATACCTTGGCTACTGAGGAACGTATTCCTGACTTGGTAGATAATACTGTACAGAATCAATACTTCAAGAATCAAGGTCTGAATATAGAATTCAGTGCAACCAATCCGTTTAATGAGTAAATCGTATGCTAGGTAAAAAATGGTACCATGGGACTGTCAGGAAATATGTGATCGCATTTGGATCACTATTCAATGACATCTATATTGATCGTATCGACAGCGCAGGCACTGCAGTTAAGACGATAAAGGTACCCATTAACTATGGACCTAAAGAGCGATATCTTGCTCGTGCCATTCAGAATCCAGATCTATTACGTCCAATTTCATTAGTATTTCCGATGATGGCATTTGAGATCACCGACTTTAAATACGATTCAGATAGAAAGTTAAACACTGCCGGTAGGAACACCACAGGATCTAGTAGCACTGGATCACTGTCAGTGATGCGTAATCCTGTACCGTACAATTTAGGTTTTAGACTATCGATCATCTGTAGAAACTCTGATGATGCGCTACGTATCGTCGAACAGATCTTACCATTCTTTACACCCAGTCTATCACTATCTATCGATGCAGTTCCTGAGATGAACGCCGGTCCTACTGATATCCCATTGACTCTAGATAACGTCAATATGGACGAGACCTATGAAGGATCATTTGAAGATAAAGAGCACGTCATCTGGACTCTTGACTTTACATTAAAAGCTTGGCTCTATGGGCCAATCAATACATCCAAGGTCATTAAAGAATCTACTATCAATTTTTATATGCCAGATGGATCTACTATCACTACTGCATCTATCGGTACCTCACCTGTTCAAGAGCATATATATGTTAGGCCCGGATTGACTGCTAATGGTCAACCTACTTCAAATGCTGCTGCATCTGTTCCAGTAAATCAGATTAGTGCATCTGATAATTATGGGTTCATTGTAGACTTTGTGAGTGATGTTAATGACTAAGAAAGACAATATTGCAGATATACTAGGTGTGTCACCAATCTCTACTATCAGAGAGAATAATGTAGTCATCTATGAAGAACCGACTGAGAACGATAAAGAAGTAGATCGTGATATTGCTTATGCCAGAACGATGATGTACGATACCATCAAGCTTGCACACGATGCAGTCGAAGAGATGGTAGATATTGCTAAACAGTCACAGCATCCGAGAGCATTTGAAGTAGTTGCAACCCTACTCAATACTATGCGTGAAGCTAATAAAGATCTTATTGATCTTCATAAGAAGAAAAAAGAGATCAAGAAAGATGAAGCAGGAAAGGGTCCTGACGTCGTCAATAATAATCTTTTTGTGGGTTCTACATCTGAGATGTTAAAGATGATTAAAGACAACCAACATAATGACGGATAATTCTACCTACCTAGGTAATAAAAATCTTAAAAGATCTGGAGTACAGATCGACTGGGATGAAGAACGCATCGCAGAGTATATGAAGTGCGTAAATGATCCTATATACTTCACCAAGACATATCTAAAGATCGTTAGTATCGATAAGGGTCTTGTGCCATTCCAGCTGTGGCCATTCCAAGAAGAGATGATGCGTGTCTCAGTGGCAAATCGATTCGTCATTGCAAAGATGCCTCGTCAGGTCGGTAAGACGACTACAATCGCTGCACTGTTGCTTTGGTATGTCCTATTTCATGACAACTATTCTATTGCTATCTTGGCAAACAAAGACCGTCAGTCTCGAGAAATACTATCTCGTATCCAGTTGATGTTTGAACACCTTCCGAAGTGGCTTCAGCAGGGTGTTGTCCAATGGAATAAGGGTAACATCGAACTAGAGAATGGATCTAAGATCCTATCGTCAGCTACATCATCATCTGCTGTTCGAGGTGGTTCATTCAACCTAATCTATCTTGACGAATTTGCGTTCGTGTCCAATAACCTACAAGAAGAGTTCTTCGCATCGGTCTATCCTACCATTTCATCTGGTGAGACATCAAAGGTCTTGATCACATCGACACCTAATGGTATGAATATGTTCTATAAAATCTGGGTCGACTCTGAAGAGGGAAGAAACAGATATCAGCGTGTATCAGTTCACTGGTCAGATGTTCCCGGTCGTACTGCCAAGTGGCGTGAAGAGACCATCGCCAATACCTCCGAGAGGCAATTCACTCAGGAGTTCGAGTGCGAATTCCTAGGGTCATCTAATACACTGATCGACGGTAGAAAACTTGGTCGACTGACGTACATACCGGCCATCCAATCTACGAACGGTATAGACATATATGAAGCACCCGTCAAAGGAAAGAAGTATCTAATCTCTGTGGATACATCCAGAGGTATGGGTATCGACTTCTCAGCTTGTATCGTATTTGATATTACACAGATTCCTTATAACATTGTAGCCAAATATAGATCAGATGAGATCTCTCCACTAATGTATCCTAGCATCGTGGTAAATCTAGCGAATCATTACAATGAAGCTCTAGTACTGGTAGAGACCAATGACATTGGTCAACAAGTCGCAGACATCATGCACTATGATCTAGAATATGAAGGTGTACTGGTCACTCAGACTAAGGGTAGAGCAGGTCAAAAAGTCGGTGGTGGATTCGGTAAGAATCGTCCACAGTTCGGTGTACGCACGACCAAGCAAGTCAAACGAATTGGCTGTGGCAACCTAAAGTCTCTCATTGAGAATGATCGTCTATTGATCAATGACTATGACTTAATATTTGAATTAGCACGGTTCATCGAAGTCAAGACATCATACCAAGCAGAAGAAGGATATCACGATGACTTGGTCATGTGTTGTGTACTCTTTGCATGGTTAGTCAATCAAAGTTATTTTAAGGAGATAACTGATACAGATATTAGATCTAATTTATACGATGATAACGCTGCCCTATTAGATGCTGATATGACGCCTTTTGGCGAATTTGATGATGGAAGAGCTGAAGAAGAGGACACTTTGAGCCTCAGTGACTTCTATGATCTAGATCATGGACCCCACAGAGATATGTTCTAATTCCTGTTTTTATAAATATCTCTATGATAGTACTGTAAAATTTCTTACATGAAGGAGGAAAGAAATGGCATTTCAAGTCAGTCCGGGGATTAATGTTAGTGAGATCGATCTTACTACCGTAGTTCCAAACGTATCTACTACAGAAGGTGCTTTTGCCGGCATTTTCACATGGGGTCCAGTTGATCAGCGTCTACTAATCGATTCTGAAAACACCTTAGTATCACAATATGGTAAGCCTACTGTTGATAATTTCGAAACATTCTTTACAGCCGCCAACTTCCTTTCTTATGGAAACCGTCTGTATATTGTTCGTGTTATTGATGGTGCACTAAATGCTACTGCAAATACTAGTGCATATGTTAGTACAGTAATCAAAAATGCTGATGACTATGCAAATACCACAACATCAACTGCTGGTGCAACATATATTGCTAAGTATCCTGGTACCTTAGGTAATAGCATTAAGGTCTCAGTCTGTGACTCAGCCACTGCATATCAGACAACAGCCAATCTTACTGTTCTTCAGGCTATCACAGCAACTGCTACATTCTTTTCACTTACATCTAATTCTGGTGTAAGTACAGCAACTGTCACAGTTAGAACCAGCTCTGCAGGTACTGCAAATACTCTAGCACAAAACTTGGGTAATACATACTTTGCAGTAGGCGATTTACTAGATGTTGGTAATACAACTCTTGGTATACAGACTGTAAAGATTGCAGCTATTACACCATCTCTTATAGAAACTGTTGATGCTGGTGTCTATACATCACTTGCAACAGTAACATACACATCTCCAGTTATCTTGGCTGCAAATGTTACTCAAACTGCGGTTGTTTCAAGCTGGGAATATTTTGCACAAGTCGATAAAGCTCCTGGTACTTCAAATTATCTAGCTAGCCGTGGTCTAACTGCAGATGATGAATTGCACGTTGTAGTTGCTGATGCTACTGGTAAGATTTCTGGTACAGTTGGAACAGTCCTAGAAGTATTCTCTGGATTGTCACGTGCTACTGATGCTAAGACAGATGCCGGTGCTGCTAACTACTATAAGACAGTCATCAATACTCAGTCTAACTATATCTGGTGGGGTGCTGATCGTAGTGGTGCAGCTTCTGCTCTTGCTACAGCAGTAGCAACATCAACTAATAAAACTGCTCTATCAGCTACTATGGCTGGTGGTAATGATGGTAACAGCGAATCTACCTGTTCACTTGGTGCACTTACTTTAGGATTCGACAAGTATAAGAATGCTCAAGAAGTTGATATCTCTTTGATCCTTACAGGTAAAGCTCGTGGATCTGCAGCAGAGTCTACTACACCATCTGGACCTACTGTAAGTTATGCTACTCTTGCTAACTACGTAATCGGTAATATTGCCGAGTATCGTAAAGACTGCGTAGCTTTCGTATCTCCTGCAAAGGCCGACTCTGTAGTTCAGACAACTGCCGGTGATGCTACAACTAATATCGTAGCCTTCCGCAACAACCTTGCTACTGCATCTTCTTACGCTGTATTGGACTCTGGTTATAAGTATCAATATGACAAGTACAATGATGCATATCGTTATGTTCCCCTAAATGGTGACGTTGCTGGTACCTGCGTACGTACTGACTTTGATCGTGATCCTTGGTACTCACCTGCTGGTTTCGTTCGTGGTCAAATAAAGAATGTTACTAAGTTGGCTTTCAATCCTAATCAAAGCCAGCGCGATGTTCTCTATAAGTCAGACATCAACCCTATCGTTACGTTCCCTGGTCAGGGCACTATTCTTTATGGTGATAAGACACTTCTAGGTCGTCCATCAGCATTCGATCGTATCAACGTACGTCGTCTATTCATTGTCATCGAAAAGGCTATTGCTAACGCATCTAAGTCTACACTATTCGAATTCAATGATGAGTTCACAAGAGCCCAATTTGTTAACTTGATTGAGCCCTATCTACGTGACGTACAAGGTCGTCGTGGTATTACAGACTTTAGAGTTGTCTGCGACAGCACAAATAACACTGCACAGGTGGTTGATGCAAATCAATTCGTCGGTGATATCTACATTAAGCCTGCTCGCTCAATCAACTTCATCCAACTCAACTTCGTTGCAGTTCGGTCTGGCGTTGAGTTCTCTGAAATCATCGGTTAATTTTAAAAATAAAAAAGGAGAACATAAATGGCTAGAAGTTTTAGTGTTACAGATTTTAAGAGTAACCTTTCACTTGGGGGAGCAAGAGCTACGCTCTTCCAAGTGGAGATTACTCCACCCGCCGCTCTAGGAATCAACGCTGACCTTAATAAGTTGCGCTTCCTAGCTCGTGCTACTACTATACCTGCATCAAATCTAGGAATGATTGGTATTCCTTACTTTGGTCGTATGGTAAAAATGGCAGGCGATCGGGTTTTTGATCCTTGGAATATCACTGTCATCAACGACGAAGATTTCAAGATCAGAAATGCTATGGAAACATGGTCAAATTCTATCAATAATATGCGTGGTAATACACGTCTTGCTGGTGCAACAAGCCTATCATATAAGGCTCAAGCTACAGTAACACAGTATTCTAAGACTGGTGAGACCCTTCGTATCTACAAGTTTGAGGGTCTATATCCTCAGAATATCAGTGAAATCGGTCTTGGCTGGGATGCTGTTGATACTATCGAAGAGTTTGGCGTTACATTCGAATATGATAACTGGGTTGTGGATACTACTGGTACCACAGGAACGCCTGGTGATCAGGGATAAATAGATCTATAATATCCCATTTATTATTGACTTAGGAGCTACGGCATGGCCGGAATAGAACTTTTCGGATTTGAGATTAAACGTAAAGACGAAGATAAGGATATCCCATCGTTCGCCATCCAAGAGACGGACGATGGGGCTCTTACCGTATCGGCAGGCGGTGCCTATGGCACTTACCTAGACCTAGAAGGTTCAGCTAAGACTGAAGCCGAACTAGTGGCCAAATACAGAGAGATGTCGATTCAACCTGAGTGTGAGTCGGCTATCGATGATATTGTCAACGAGTGTATAGTAAAAGACGGCAACAAAGAAGTTGTCGATATTAGTCTAGACAACCTCGATGTTACTGACAACATTAAGAATCTCATCATGGATGAGTGGAATGCTGTTGCTGAGATGCTCAACATTAATAACTACGGTTATGAGATCTTCAGACGTTGGTACATCGATGGTCGTCTATACTATCACGCCATGATCGACGAGATGAATCCTCGTGCAGGCGTTCAAGAATTCAGGTATATCGATCCTCGTAAGCTAAGAAAGATCAGAGCGATCAAGCGCGAGCGTCGTGGTAAAGTGTTCGTCAACATCACAGCTGATGAATTCTATATGTATAACGAACGTGGTTTCCGTGGCGCATCAGCCACAGGTATGGATAACCAAGGCCTTCGTATCGCCAAAGACTCTATCGTGCATATTACATCTGGTCTTATGGACAAAGATAATAAGCTAGTCCTTGGTTACCTACACAAGGCCATCAAGCCACTCAATCAGCTACGCATCCTTGAAGATGCTACCGTGATCTATCGTATCTCACGTGCTCCAGAACGTCGTATTTTCTATATCGACGTAGGTAACCTTCCTAAGATGAAGGCAGAGCAGTACGTCAAGGATATGATGACCAAGCACAAGAATCGGTTAGTCTACGATGCTACCACGGGTGACGTGCGTGATGACCGTAAGTTTATGACGATGTTAGAAGACTATTGGTTGCCTCGCCGTGAAGGTGGTCGTGGTACCGAGATCTCTACCCTACCATCTGGTCAGAACCTAGGTGAACTATCAGATGTTAACTACTTCCAACAGAAGTTGTATAAGTCTCTGAATGTTCCCATGTCACGTTTGAATGCATCTACTTCTGGATTTAACATGGGTAGATCATCTGAGATTACTCAAGATGAACTCAAGTTCCAAAAGTTCATCAACAGAATGCGTCTACGTTTCTCACAGTTCTTCTTACAAGCTCTAGAGAAGCAGCTCATCCTTAAGGGTATCATCACCACTGAAGACTGGCAAGATTTCAAGAACAAGATCCACTTCAACTTTAACTCTGATAATTACTTCTCAGAACTAAAAGATGCAGAGATCCTTCGTGAACGTCTTACATCTTTACAACAGATTGAACCATACATCGGTCGTTTCTATTCATCTGAATGGGTAAAGAAGAATCTATTGATGCAGTCCGATGAAGATATTAAGGATATGCAAGAGCAAATCGATTCTGAACCACCTCCTCCTATGATGGGTCCTGATGGACAACCTATGCAACCTGATCAACAGCCACAAGATGGCGGTGACCAGCAGCAACCTCAGGATGACCAAGAACAACCGCAAGATCAACCTACAGGTGGTGGTCCAGTAAAAACACAAGTCGTACAGGGCAAGACTAAAGCGTTTACTCGTAAGGTTCCTGAGCGACTTCCAGATAATTTTTAATATAAATAAACTATAAGGAGTTTTAGCATGCCACATACTATTGATGACGTTGTAGACTACATTATGGATAAGGATCATATTAATCTTAAGGCAGCCATTGATGACATCATGGCGTCGAAGATTGACGATGCCCTTGATACCCGTAAACAGTATGTTGCAAGCCGCTTGTTCAATCCAGATGCCGAGGAATCCGATGACACAGAAGATTAATGATCTACAAGAAGTAGAAGATCCTAAAGTAAAGTACTATGAGCCAAAACCAGAAGGCGAAAAGCGTTTCTGGAAGGATCATATGGTCAAGAAGCACGCCGACCGTAATGGTAATGGCGATGATGTCTTCTCTGGTACGATCAATAAAGCACTTCCTCCTCACAAGGGTAAAGCCCCTAAGGGTGCTGAAGGCGTATTCAAGGATGCAGCTTCTATTCACGATGCTGGCGTAGCTGCTCGTCGTAATGCAGTAGCTGAAGCCGCTAGAAGAGCTATTGCTAAGGCAGATCTTAATGAAGCTGAGAATCCTTCAATGGGTGCAGGTGCTACTTCTGACAGTCCTGGTGTCGGCCAGAGCTCAATGGGTGGTAAGATCGATGACTCAGGTGCTAATCAACAATCTCCCGCTGGAACTAAGGTTTCAGGTGGTGTTGCTGATACACTAGAGAAGATCGCTATGCAAGCAGCTGATCTTCATGATAAAGTATCAAACGAAGATAAAGAAGTCAATGACTGGGCTCAACAAAAGCTAGCTGAAGTTAAAGATGCTCTTGACGAAGTCTATGAGTATATGGCTAATGGAACTGGCGGTGGTGATACTGATAATGCAGCTACAGACACTGCTAAGGTCAATCCTAATGTCAAAGAAGATATTGCTACTCCTGCTGATAAGTTCTCAAAGCCTATTCCTGTTAAGAAGCAAGCTAAGCCTTCTTTCTATACCAAGATGAAAGAATCACGTGATTTAACAGAAAAGCTAGCTGCTGATGCAACTGCTGCTGATTACATCGATGACTTTGTTCATTCAGATGATCCTAAGTTCGCTGGTAAGTCTAAAGAGAAGCGTAAGGAAATGGCTCTTGCTGCTTTCTATTCTGCTCAACGTAATGAAGAAGCAAAGATGATCCATTCCGTTCACGTACGTGATTATGGCAGTGATGATGATCACAGTGCTGCTAGTGAATTTAGTCATCCTGACTTTGATAAAACTGTAAAAGCACATGGTGGAGATTTCCATTATCATTCAGATAAGGGTGTTGCATTTAAGTTTGCACAAGCTCATCATGCACGTGCATTTGCTGTAGAAGTAAATCGCAAGTTTAAGTCTTTAGATGCAGATACGCCTGAGCATGTTAACGAAGAAGTTGAACTTGATGAAGGTGATCCTATCGTAAGAACAAAAAGCTTTCCTGGCGAACCGCCTGCAGGTACATATGCAGATATGCGTAGAAAAGGTACTTTGCCAAAACCAATCCAAGCTAAAGATAAAGATGTCAAAGAAGAAGTTGAAATTTCTGAGAAGGTCGAAGTAACCATTAAGAAGCAGACAAGTGATGAGCCTAACGTATCAAAGCGTCATGTAACATATGATGTCTATCATGATGGAAAGTATCATAAAACTTTTAAAGATGTTAATGATGCTATGGATCATAAAGAAAAGATGCAAGAAGCTACTGATCCTGCTGCTCCTAAGCGTGGTCGTGGACGTCCTGCTAAACCAGTTGATGCTGAAGAAGCATCTGACACACATCCTATCATGCAACTTCGCAAAGCCTCATCTATCGGTAAGCCTGTTACATTCAAGAATGGTGAGACTCATCCTGTGTCTAAGTCTGATGCACGTAAGGCACTTGCTATGCACGATGCACTACCTAACACCATCAAGAAAGATGAGTTTGCTAATAGACTCCATCACAGCCATGGTTCATTCAAGGATGCCATCTCCGGTAAGGCTGAAGCTCCACCCCTCGATCTGATGCAAAAGATTCTTGCAGCCAGAGCAGCTAGAAAGGCCGGTCAATAATGGCTATCATCCAAAATAGACGTCTAGGGACTGCAGTGATCCGTGATATCGCGAATGCGACTTATCAGATCACAGACTTCGCTACTCCTAATACATCACAAGAGACTGTCAACAACGTATCAATCACACAGATCTATTGGACTGGTGATTGGACGATCAAGCGCGGTGCTACTGTAGTGTTCCAGACAGCCAATAACACTGGCTTCTGGGATCTCAACAGTCATGGTATCGCATTGACTGATAATAATGCAGCAAACTTGACGATAAATACTACATCGACTTCTGCTACGCTGGTACTAAAGCTTAGCAAAGTGTCTACTGCATTAACATTCTAAGGACAGGGTAAATGAAACTCATCTGCGAAACACTCGAGGATGTCTCTATCATTAAAGAGGCTAGAGAAGATGGTAAGAAAGACTTCTATATTGAAGGTCCTTTCCTCATGGGAGACCAGCCTAATCGTAATGGCCGGATCTATGAGAGCCGTATTCTAGCTAAGGAAGTAGCTCGTTATAACGAAGCCTATATCAAGCAGAATCGTGCTTATGGTGAACTCGGTCATCCTGAAGGACCTGCTATCAACCTTGATCGTGTCTCACACATGATCACAAAGCTTGAGCAAGACGGTTCTAATTTCATGGGTAAAGCCAAGATCACTGAGACTCCGATGGGTAACATTGTCAAGGGTCTATTAGAGTCCGGTGGTAAGCTCGGTGTGTCTTCTCGTGGTATGGGTACAGTCACAAGAAACAAAGATGGTATTATGTCAGTAGGCGAAGACTTTATGCTCGCCACTGCTGCTGATATCGTAGCCGATCCTTCTGCCCACATCGCGTTTGTTAACTCGGTGATGGAAGGTGTAGATTGGGTATTCGATGCTGCATCAGGTAACTGGCGTGCAGAACGTGGTCTAGAAAAGATGAAGAAGCATATCTCTGAATCTACCATAGCAACCATCAATGAAGAGAAATTTGCTCTATTCGAGCGGTTCCTCAAATCTTTGGCTACAAATTAAGTTTTTTATAAATAATCTATAATTCCAAGAGGAGTAAAGACATGGCGATTAAGAAGAACGTTAATGAGGAGGAACTATTGGAGTTCAAATCTTCAGATGAACAGAGCGTAGCGGCTGATCCCCACAATGGTGGTGATTCTAGTCGTTCAGCTGATAAGTCTGCTGGTGAAACTACATATGCCGCCTCAACTAAATCAGAAGTATTGAATGCTATCATGCAGACAATCTCTGGTCTAAATAAAGATCAACTAGCTGACGTATTCAAGGGTCTTGAAGGTGCATCTGGTTCATCTGCTCGTGCAGCCGATAAGACATCTGGTGAGACTGGCCAAATCAGCCTTTCACCTACTTCAGTTAAGCCTGTTACCGGCGCTCCTATGGCTGGTGCCGATAAGAGCTCTTCTACCGGTAGCGGTGAAAAGGGTCAAATCCGTACAGCTCCTACCTCAGCAGTTGCTAAGGAAGATGTCGAAGATATGTTCGCCGGTGAAGAACTCACCGAGGAACTAAAAGAACGTGCCGTCGTCGTATTCGAAGCTGCCGTCGGTGCACGCCTCGTCTCAGAAGTCGCTCGTCTTGAAGAAGAGTTTGAAGCCCTTCTTGAAGAGTCTATTGAAGAAATTCGTTCTGAAATCGTAGAAAACGTAGATAAGTATCTCTCTTATGCCGTTGAACAGTGGGTTGAAGAGAACATTGTTGCCATCGATACCGGCCTCAAGTCAGAAATGGCTGAAGAATTGATTGTTGGTCTTAAGAATATCTTTGAAGCTAACTATATCGAGATTCCTGAGACTAAGGTAGACGTCGTCGCTGAAATGACCGATCACATTGAAGAGCTACAAGCTCGTCTATCTGAAGAAATTGAAAAGAACATTGCCCTAGAGCAAGTTAAAGAAGAGCTAGAAGTAGCCGATATCTTTGATACTATCTCTGAGGGTCTAGCTAAGACACAAGCAGAAAAGCTACGTGTTCTAGCTGAAGGTATCACTTATGAATCTGCAGATGACTTTGCACATAAGGTAAATATCATCAAGGAAAGCTATTTCCCATCAACTAAGACAGCATCACGTGTTCTCACAGAAGAAACATTCGATGCGTCTGATGAGGACTACAGTGAGCCAACCGGTCAAATGGCTGCTTATATCAATGCCGTTAACAAATCTGTCAAGAAGTAAATTTTTATAAATAAAATTGACTTACAACGAAAGGGAGAATACCTATGTTTCTAAATGAAGAAATCCAAAAGAAGTGGAAGCCATTACTAGAGCACTCTGAACTCGGAGCTATCACCGATTCACACAAGCGCTCAGTAACAGCTCAACTTCTAGAAAACACCGAGCGTGCTATGCAACAAGAGTCTGGCATGAATCCCCAGTCACTACTTGAAACTTCAGGCGCTGCTCCTACCTCACTAACAGGTGGTTCACAGAACTACGATCCAGTGCTAATCTCACTAGTTCGTCGTGCTATGCCTAACCTAATCGCTTATGATATCTGCGGCGTTCAGCCTATGACCGGTCCTACTGGTCTAATCTTTGCCCTACGTCCTCAGTATGATTCACAGTCTGGTGCCAATGCATTCTACTACGAGTCAAACACTGGTCAATCAACACGCGGCGCACTTAACGGTACTGGTAACAACCAAATCGTTGGTGGTGCTAATGCAACTTGGGGCGGTATCTATGGCGTTAACACATCAGTAACTGTTTCTGGTAACTCAGAACTATATAACTATGCTGCTGGTATGTCTACAGCTCAAGCTGAAGCTCTTGGTTCAACATCTAACGTTGACTTCAACCAAATGGCCTTCTCAATCGATAAGGTTACAGTACAAGCTAAGTCACGTGCTCTAAAGGCTGAATATTCAATCGAACTAGCGCAAGATCTAAAGGCTATCCACGGTCTAGATGCTGAGACAGAACTCTCAACCATCCTATCCGCTGAAATCCTTTCTGAAATCAATCGTGAAATCGTTCGTACGATCAACCTAACAGCTACTCAAGGTGCTGCTGATACAACTTCACCTGGTACATTCGATCTTGACGTTGACTCAAATGGCCGTTGGTCAGTTGAAAAGTTCAAGGGTCTTATGTTCCAAG